AGGATTGGATTCTGTTAAGCATAAAATAGTTCCGATTAGAAATAGTAATGGTATTCAAGTAGAAAGAATTCTTGATTATAGTAGTGGTACGGTAACTTTAGAATTGAGCACTCCTCCAATTGATGGGTTTATTACTCCACCATTTGCAGAGGGAGATAAAATTTTTGTTGAAGGACTACAAAAACAGTCTGTAACTGACACTTTGGGTAATGTATCTTTTCCTGGTGATGGATTTAATTCTGAAGACCATGGATATCAGTATTTTACAGTAACAGAGTACACAAATTCAAACCCAGCTATTCTTAAATATAATATTTCCGAATATACAGATGATGCTGGAACTCCTGTAGAAATTCAAACTTCTTTCACATCTGTTATCAAAGAAGAAAATCTTCCCGTATTTGAAATTAGTCAAGTTCCTGGTCTATTTTTCTTGGGAGAGAAACTAGCGGTACAAAATGCAACCGTAGATTTAGAAACCACAGTTGTTGAACAAAATCTTATTAAGGTGGATGGTGATTATGATATCAAAGTTGGTGATGTAATCAAGGGTGTTAACTCTGGAATTTTTGGTACTGTTGAATCTGTAAAAGAATATGATGGAAGATTTTCTGTCGATTATTCCAGTAAGAAAAGATTTGGGTGGAAAAATGATACTGGTAAACTAAACGATAGTTTACAAGTAACTCCAGATAATGATTATTATCAAAATCTTTCTTATACTATTAAGAGTCCACAAGAATTTGAATCAATTCAAGAGGATGTAAGTAGACATATTCATCCATCTGGAATGAAAAACTTTGCTGACACTGAGGTCATCTCGAAGGCGAACATTGGTGTTGGTATATCAGATTCATTTGTATCACCAGTTTTGGATTTTATTTCTGAAAGAAGAGTTGACACAATTAACGTATTTGATTTGGTTCAGGACTATGAGGCAACAGCAGATTCTTCCAGATTCATAATCTTTAAAAATAAGAGACTTGCAGATTACATTGAGTGTAGAACAAATCGTGTTCTTCAGATTGATGACATCAGTGGAAGATTCTCAAGTTCAGAATTTAACAAGGATAGATTTGTTGAAGCGATTGAATATCCAATTACAGATTTTTATAGCAGATTCTTGATTCAAATTAGTGATGAAAATAAACAAAGTTCCCAGGTTAGTGAAGTTGTAGTTTTAAATGACTATAACAACACATATACTTTGAGTAAGGTTGATTTATTCACGGACGTTAAACTTGGAGATTTTTCTGGAGATTTTGCTGCTAGTGGTGATACTACATTGAGATTTGATCCCGTAGATGCAGATAACTTTAATTATAATTTAAAAGTTTACCGAGAATCTTTTACTCCAGCAAATGTTGGTTCTGGATTTACTGAATTTGGATTTGTTAGATTAGATAGCAGAACAAACAAGGTTGGTCCTGCAAATGGCAGTGGTTTGGTGGGATTCAAGACGGATGTTTTTGAAGCACTATCGAATAAGTTTGATACCACATATACATTTGCTCAGGTATTAGATACTGATACCAATAGAATGAACTATTTTGAAATAGTTGGTCATTATGATGGTCAAGATACTCATATTGCAGAATATTATTATGATACATCCAATTTTGACAAATTCTCTGGGGAGAATATTGGTACATTTGGATTAAATGTTTCTGGTGGTGTTATTAGACTAACCTTTGAAAATGATACTAATAATAACTTACTTGTTAAGACAAAGACTGTTGGTATAGGAACAACTTCTGTTGGTGTTGGAACTTATCGTTACTTAGTTGACGGACAACCAGAAGGAACTGAAAGAACTGCAAAGTTTGATTCTCAGTTCAAAGTAATTAGTGGTATTAGCACTGTATTTGAATTTGATAGTGTTCTCCAGTTTACCCAAAAATCAATTATTAAGGTTAGTGTTGGTAATACATCAGCAGTTCATAATTTAATGGTTATTGCCGACCAGATTAGAACTAATATACAACAATCACCATTTATTAATATTGGAACTTCTTCAGGAATTGGAACATTCTCATCCGAAATGGATGGATCAAATGTTATTGTTAAATTCCATCCAGATACTGAATTTTTAAGTGACGATATTGTAATTCAATCATATAATCAACACATTTATGCTGACATTGATGAATTCAACGTTCCTGATGATTTTGAAAATGGAGTACTAAATGAATCCATATCAAACGCTTTCTACGGATCTATCAATGTATTCGGAAAAGATAAAACAGACTTTGATTTAAATTACAATAGAATACCTATTTTTGAAAAAGCATTTAATCCATCAAGTACAACTATATTAAACACATCAACAGGTGTCTTCACAATTAATGATCATTTCTTCGAAACTGGTGAAGAATTAATTTATACTCCAGATTCAACACTCATTGGTGTTGCCGCAACTTCTGTTGGTATTGGAACTACTGTCGTTGGTGGTACATTACTTACAGGTGATATTGTAGAAGTTGGATTCTCAACGATTACTGGTATTGGTAATTCAACCAACTTAAACATTGGTGATTTGGTATTTGGTGATGGTATTGCTGCGAACACAACCATATCAGAAATAAAAACTTTCAATAGTTATTTCCTTGGTGACGTTGTTAGTGGTGGTTCAACGGTTATCACTGGAGTTGGAAATACTTCAATTCTTGAAGTTGGTGCTGGTATTTTCTCTGGTGATAATACTTCATTGGGCACAATTGTTTCCATTGGAATTAATTCCATTACAGCATCTACGTCTATAAGTGAAGGTAGTAATAGGTCTTATTTTGCAGATAATACTAATTGGGCAGTGACGTTATCAAACGTTTCTACTGCATCAACTATAAGAGAGCAGTTTACAACTGGTATTAGTACTGATTTAATGCCGACAAGAGTTTATGCCATTAGAACATCCAAAGACACATTTAAATTAACTGGAACTTCTGGTGGAAGTGGTATTGGATTTACATTTACCAATACTGGATCTGGAAATCGCCATAAACTTGAGATGAAGAAAAAACTTGAGAAGGCACTAATTACGGTGGATGGTGTTACACAGTATCCACTAATGTACACACCACTCGTATTCAATTTAGAGAATAATGGTGGTGGAACTATTGGTGCAGGTGTTTCATACTTATCATTGACTGGTATTTCTTCGATTAAACCAAGAGATATTCTTAAAGTTGACGAAGAATTCTTAGAAATTCAAAACGTAGGTCTAGGAACGACAACCAGTGGTCCAATTACTGGTTTGGGAACTTTCCCAATCATTAATGTTTCGAGAGGATTTGTTGGTTCTTCTGCAACCACACATTTGGATGGATCTGAGGCAAGAATTTACAAAGGTGCATTTAATATTGTTGGAAATAAAATTCACTTTACAGAAGCACCAGATGGTAAGGGTAATAACAATAGATTAAATGCTAGTGCTCTTGCACTTCCAAAATCAACATTTAATGGAAGAGTTTATTTGAGACAAGATTATAGTGGAAACACTGTATACGATGATATTTCTCTAGGATTTAATGGTATTGGAAGAACATTCAGTGTGTATAAAGAGGGTGAAAATACTCTTGGTTTAGAAGCTGGAAGTAACTTAGTATTCATCAATGATATTTTCCAGACCCCAGACACTGTTAATAATACTGGCAATAACTACAGTTTTGCTTCAGATAATGTAACGGGAATTTCTAGTGTAACTTTCACTGGAATTACTAGAGAGGGGTCTGATGTTGTTATTATTTCTGAAGAAGATGTTAATCAGAATCAAATACCTAGAGGTGGTGTTGTAATTTCTGTAGCATCTACTGGAGGATTAGGATATGCACCTCTTGTTGGTGCAAAAGTCAAACCAACCATTGGTGCTGGTAACTCTATTTCTGGATTATTGGGTGTTTCGACCTTCAGTTCCACATCACTAAACATTAGTACTTCACGTTATGATAACGTTACTGGAATTTTAGAGATAACCACATCTTCTGCACACAATTTAAGCGGATCTGGAAAGCAGGTTTATCTATTAGGTCTAGAATTCTCCTGCTCCAGTGGTGCTGGAACAACCACAATTTTCCCAGATGGAACTAATGACTTTATATTCCCAGTTACTGGTATTACATCGGCAACAACGTTTGATGTAAATGTTGGAACCAGTACAATTCCCCATACATATGAAACTGGCGGAACAGTAAGAGAATACTTTACAAATCTAACATTTGGTTCTGGATACAGAGGTAATGTTGGTGTTGCAATTACTGATATTTCTGGAAATGGTTCTGGGGCAAATATCACAGCAACAGTCGGTGCTGGAGGAACTTTAGCATTCAATATTGTTGATGGTGGAAGTGGATATACTAATCCATTAGTAACGGTTGATAGTCCATCATATCAAAATTTACCTGTTACAGGTATATCAAGACTTGGAATTGGTGCCACCACTGCAACTGGTATTGGATTATCGATGACTTTATCTCTTGCACCTTCTTCTGTTGGTATCGGTACATCATATTTTGAAATTTCAAGATACCAAATCACAAAACCAGGATATGCATTTAGAAAAGGAGATGTATTCAAACCTGTTGGATTGGTTACTGCTGCAGGATTATCATCACCAATTACTGAACTAGAATTTACAGTTGAAGAAGTATTTAATGATTCATTTGCTTCCTGGCAATTAGGTGAATTTGATTACATCGATAGTAATAAATCAAGACAAAATGGAACTAGAACGAGATTCCCATTATTTAAAAATGATCAACTTCTCAGTTTTGAAAAAAATAGTGCTGATGCAACATCATCACTGATTGATTTTGATGCTATTCTTCTGATTTATATTAATGGAGTTATGCAAGAACCAGGTGTTTCTTACATATTTGAAGGAGGAACAACCTTCAGATTTACCGAAGCACCAAAAACACAGGATAAAGTTGATGTATTCTTCTACAGAGGAACTCGTGGTATTGATAGTATTGAGATTGATGTTAATGAGACTATCAAACCTGGTGATGAAGTTAGAATATACAAAAATGATACTATAACAGGAACAGTTACTCAAGATAGTAGAATTGTTTCAAGTATTACATCCGCAGATACAACTGAGACTGGAATATACCTTGGTGATGGTATTGATGAAGTTAATTACAAACCATTGTCTTGGGATAAGCAAAAAAGAGATCTTTTGATTGGTGATAATCCACAATCAAAATCTAGAGATTCTCTTGAGGGTATGGTATTCCCTACGGCGAAAGTTATTAAAGATTTCAATGTGGATGATTTAGAAATTTTTGTTGATGATGCACGATTATTCAATTATGAAGAAACTGAATCAAGTATTGAAATACAAGAAGTTTCTGGATTATTGTTTGACGGAAAGGCAGAACCAGTAGGAGCATCATTTACTGCAATTGTTTCTGCTGCTGGAACTATATCCTCAATTGATGTTATTGATGGTGGTAGTGGATATACTCCATCTTCAACAATTGCTGTTCAAATTGCACCACCTATTGGTGGTATTGGGACAGTATTCAAACCAGAAATCTCTGGTAGAGTTGGAACAGTTGGTATTGGATCTACGGTTATTACTGGAATCAATACCTCACAAATTAAGGTAGGTCATTCTTTGAATAGAATTTTTAGTGGTAGTTTAGAAATTATTGATGATACTTTTAATGTGATTGGTATCACATCTTTCAATAATGGTCAGGTTGAACTTAATAAATCTGTTGCAAATACTGTAGAAATAACTAGGACTTTTGATTTTGGTCTGTATCAAGATCAAGAAAAAGCAGTTGCAGATACCGTTGTTTCTTCTGCAGGAACTATTACATCTGTTACGATAACAAATCCTGGTTCTGGTTATACAACTTCTGCAACACCATCTCTGATTACGAAATTGCCAGATGCAAATAAAGAATTGATTGATGGAATACGATTTGTATCTGGGTACAGTGGAATTATTACAGGCATATCAACAACCACTGGCACTGGCGGAAATCCATTAGCAATCAAATTTGATCTTGAATTTAATCAAACCGATGATATCGATTCTTTATTGGTTAATTATCCAATTCTAGTTTCAAATACAGCAGTTGGTAATGGTATTACTTCAATTGATGGCGATGACAATGCGGTTATTGGTATTGGAACAACATTTGCTGACAATATTTACTATGTACATTCCTTCAATAGAGTAAATCTTACTGGTTCAATAGTAACCAACATTCTCTCAACATCTGATTATACCGCCATAGGTAAAACATCGGGATCTAGAACAAATCCTTGTGGTGAATTTTCATGGGGAAGACTTTCTGGATTTACCAGATCTTCAAATTCTATTGGTATTGGTGTTTCTGGATTTACAGTCAATTCTGGATTGTCAACGTTCCCAACAATCCAAAGAAGAAAGTATGGACTTAGAGACAATGGTTCTCTGAGAAAACAACTTAGTTAATTACTTATAAATATAGAAAAAAGCTAGTAATATGGCTGCGATTGTTACAGATCAATTTAGAATTTTAAACGCGAAAAATTTTGTGGATTCTGTTAGTGACCCTAACAATTCATATTATGTTTTCCTTAGTTTACCAAATCCATCGGTTGTTGGATTCGGTAGATCTTCGACTTGGGATAGCAATATTCCATCTCCGATTGATAATCTTAACTATCTAAGTCATGTTAAGGATACTATGATTTTTGGTAAGAGAATTACCAAAAATGATATTAGAAGATTGATTAGAAGGGTTGATTGGAAACAGGGAACTGTATATGAAATGTACAGACATGATTACAGTTTATCAAATCCATCACCACAAACTAATTCAACACGCTTGTATGATGCAAATTATTATGTAATTAATAGTGATTTCAGAGTTTATGTTTGTATTGACAATGGTTCTTCAGAAACAAATCCAACTGGTAACTTTTCACAGGATGAACCAACTTTTGTTGATCTAGAACCATCTAGAGCAGGTGAAAGTGGTGATGGATATATTTGGAAATATCTTTTCACTGTTTCTCCAAGTGATATTATTAAATTCGACTCTATTGAGTATATTCCAGTTCCAAATGATTGGGAGACTACAACAGATTCTCAAATTGTTTCTGTAAGAGATAATGGAGATTCTTCAATTAATGAAAATCAAATCAAGAAAATTTATGTAGAAAAAGAGGGTTCTGGATATAATACAACTGATGCAGAACTACCAATTTTAGGTGATGGTGAAGGTGGAAAAGCAGTTGTAAATGTTGTTGGTGGAAAAATTACTTCAGCAACTGTTTCTGCTGGAGGAAAGGGGTATTCTTATGGAAGAGTTGATTTATCGACAATTAATTCAGGTGCAACTGGTTTTGCCCACTTGATTCCAATCATTCCACCATCCAGAGGTCATGGATACAACGTTTATGAGGAACTAGGAACAGACCGTGTACTAGTTTATGCTCGTTTTGATGCATCAACGAAAGACTTTCCACTAGATACACGATTTGCACAAATTGGTATCATTAAAAATCCAAGTAGAATTGGAACAGCATCATCTGTTTTTGCAGAGAGTCAATTTTCAAACTTGGGTGGTTTTAAATTATCTTCGGTATCTAATCCAGAAGACGCCAATCCTGGAAATAAAATATTCCAAACTGTCACTGGAGTTGGAACTGCAACTGGTTATATTGCTTCTTATGATACTGAAACAAAAGTTCTAAAGTATTTCCAAGATCGCTCACTCTACTACAATACTGGTTCTTATGACCAAAAAGATTCAAAGAGTGTTGTGTCAGAAGCAACGAAAGTTTCGTTTTCAAAAGATGGTGGAACTATAACTTCAGTTAATAGTTTTAGTGGTTCGATTGATCAAGATTTCACAGGTATTACAACCGCAGTTACCACAACAAAAAATGTAAATCTAGCAACTCAGTTCACAAATGGAATTGCTCTTTCCGAGATAAATAAAGGATCGGGAGACATTATCTACATCGATAATAGACCTCGCGTTTCAAGGAACCCAAGACAAAAAGAAGATATTAAAATTATCCTGGAATTCTAAAGATGTCACAAAAAACAAATTTAAATGTTTCGCCATATTATGACGATTTTGATCCCAATAGTAATTTTTATAGGGTTCTTTTTAAACCCGGATTTCCAGTTCAATCAAGAGAACTGACAACTTTACAGTCAATTCTCCAAAATCAAGTTAAATCTTTTGCAAATCATATTTTTAAAGATGGTTCCATTGTAATTCCAGGAAATATTACATATAATCCATCATATTTTGCTGTTAAAATTAATCCAACACATGTGGGATTAAGTGTTGGATTGTATCTAGAGCAGTTGGTTGGTAAGAAGATTAAGGGACAAACTTCTCAACTAACCGCTATAGTCCAAAAAGTTCTTAAAAATACAGAGTCTGAAACTGGTGACTATACAATTTATGTAAAATACATCACAGCAGATGCTAGTTTTAATATTTCACAATTTAGAGACGGTGAAACTCTAATCGCATTAGATAATATTACGTATGGAAATACGACTATTCCAACAGGTGATACATTTGCAACACTAATTAATTCAGAAGCAACATTTACTGCATCTGCAGTTTCAATTTCACAGGGTGTTTATTATATAAGAGGACACTTTATAGATGTCAATGATGACACATTATTACTTGACCAATATTCAAATACTCCTTCATATAGAGTAGGTTTATTCATCACAGAGTCTATTATAGATGCACAAGACGATAATAGTCTTTATGATAATGCAAGAGGATTTTCTAATTATGCAGCACCTGGTGCGGATAGACTAAAAATTTCTGCAGTTCTTTCTAAGAAAAGATTAACCGATACTGATGATAAAGATTTTGTTGAAATTTTAAGGGTAACTGACGGTGTAGTTAAAAAAATACAGGATACAAATACCTACTCACAAATTAAAGATTATATTGCAAAGAGAACTTTTGAAGAATCTGGAAATTATGCCGTAGATCCATTTGATGTTGAAGTAGAAAACTCATTAAATGATAGAATCGGGTCTGATGGAGTATTTTTCTCCAATCAGATTACTGAGCAGGGAAATACCCCATCGGATGATCTTCTGGCAATTAAAGTTTCACCTGGAAAAGCATATGTTCAGGGTTTTGATGTTGAAAAAACAGCAACTTCTATTTTAGACATAGAAAAACCAAGATCATCTAGAAACGTTTCTAGTGCATCTATCCCGTTTGAGATGGGAAATAAGTTAAAAGTTAATAATGTTTCTGGAACTCCAGTTGTTGGAATTAATAATAACTTTACGGTAGATCTTTATAATAGAAGAAAAGAAGATACCGAATCTGCAACTGGAACACAGATAGGAAGAGCAAGAGTATACTCATTCTCACTCGCTGATGCAGATAGTGTTAATAAGTCTGCTAATCAGTGGGACTTATATCTTTGGGATGTTCAGACCTTTACCGAACTAACTTTGAGTTCTAGTGCAACACTAGCAGAAGTTCCAGTTGGTTCACATTTTAAAGGAAAGAATAGTGGTGCTTCTGGTTATGTCGTATCCCATGCAGGAGAAGTATTCAAACTAGACCAAACTTCTGGTTCTTTTGTTGTTGGTGAAGAAATTGAAATTAATGGTGGGTCTATTACAAGATCTATTACTAAGATAAATGTGTATGGAGCACAGGACATCAAGTCAATTTTCCAAGGAACTGGTGGTGGAACAGGTTTAAGTACGGCATTTGTTGCAGATACTGTTCTCGAATCAAAGACTCCTAAAAATTTCTCTATTACAGATACGTTAGATATTAGTGCTGCCGGTATTGCAACATGTGCTGGTAGAAATTTTGCTGGTATTAAAACAGATACTATTATAAAATATCAAATTTCTGGTAAAACCGTAGAAACCTTTAATAGAGTTATCGGTGTTTCCACTGATGGTCTTAAGATGACACTTGAGGCAGTAGAAAATGTTTCTGGTGTATGTGATGGATCACTTCCTAGTGGAACCACAATTAACACCACATTCTCTATCGGTGCATCATCAATCAAGAATAGTGATAAGGCACACTTATATGCTAGTTTGAATTCTAAAAATATTTCTAATGTTTCTTTCTCTGGTTCAAATCTTCTTGTAGAAAGACAAGCATCTGGAAAATCAACCGATAATAATGGTGTATTGTCGATTGATAGAACAGACGTTGGCATCACAAGTTCTTTCTTTGAACCATATGCAGTTGATAGATATTCAATTTTCTATGAAGATGGAACTTCTGCAAATTTGACTTCGGACCAAGTAGTTGTTTCTGGAAATTCCCTCGATGTAACATTCAGTGGTTTGATTCCAAATCAGAGTAACGTTTTTGTTAATGCAACGGTTAAAAAGAACTCGATACAGAATAAATTAAAAAATTATATTAGAAGTCAGCAATTAGAAATTTCTAATAGTGCTTCACAATCTACGGCAGACCTTTATGGAATGACGCAAAATGATTATTATGGTTTGCGTGTAGAAGATAAGGAAATATCACTTAATGTTCCAGATGTAAACAAGGTTATTGCAGTATATGAATCTCTAGATAATGGAAGTGTTATTCTAGATAGTCTAACATTTGCATCTGGTCTGAATCTAAACACTGCTTCTATTGTTGGTGAAAAAATTATCGGGGAGGGTAATGGTGCTGTTGCTCAGGTAGTTAATAGAGTATCATCAACAAAAGTTGAATTTGTTTATCTCAACTCAAATAGATTTTCACCAAATGAATCAGTAGTTTTCCAAGAATCTAATATTAGATCTTCAATTTTATCTGTTGGAAAAGGAAATTACACTGATAAAACACAAGATTATAAGTTGGACAAAGGTCAAAGAGAACAATATTATGACTATTCGAGAATTGTTAGAAGATCTGATTCATATATTCCATCTAGAAGATTATTAGTTGTATACGATTACTACACAGTTCCATCAGCAGATAGTGGTGATGTATTCAGTGTTAATAGTTATGGAGAAGAAAGATACACATCCGATATTCCTCTCCTCAAGAATAATACAAGAGCAACAGATGTTTTAGACTTTAGACCTAGAGTCGCACCATTTAATTCAACTACATCCTCTCCATTTTCATTTGGAAGTAGAGATTTTAGTTCTGCTGGTTCAAATCCAACATTGGTTGTTTCACCAAATGAAAGTTCTATTGTAGGATATTCATATTATCTTCCTAGAATTGATAAAATCGTTTTAAATAAAAACGGTAATATTTCTGTTGTAAAAGGTGTTGCCTCACAAAATCCTGTTGAACCAGGAACAGTGGATAATTCTATGGACTTGGCAACACTAGAACTTCCAGCATACTTGTATAATCCAGATGATGTCAAGGTTAGACTTGTCAACAATAAGAGATATACGATGCAAGATCTTCGTAATATCGAAGATAGACTTGAAACCGTAGAAGAACTAACATCACTAACTCTCCTCGAACTTGATACCAAAACTTTACAGGTTCAAGATACCGATGGACTGAGCAGATTCAAATCAGGATTTTTTGTAGATAATTTTAAAGGAACTGGATTTATTGATACTGAAAATCCAGATGCAAATTCTACGGTTGATATTTCCAGTACTGAGTTAAGATCTGATTTAGCATTCTACTCATTAAAGTCACAAATTTCTCCATCATCAAATCAAGATATTAATACTCTTGATTTCTCTTCAGACTTTACTCTTTTAGATCCAAATATCAAAAAGACTGGAGATTTGGTAACTCTAAACTATTCCTCCGTTGAGTGGGGTGATATTAAACAGACATTTGCAACTAAGAGTCAAAAAATCAATCCATTCGGAGTCGAAAATTATAATGGTAACATAAAGTTAACACCATCTTCTGACACATGGGTAAGAACATTAAATGTTCAATCTGGTGGAATTGTAAGGTCTCAAAGCAATTGGGAAAATACCTACATCTCAAATCTAGTCACTAGTTCTGAAATCAACAATAAATTAAGATCAAGAAACATTCAATTTGAAGCAAGTGGATTAAAACCATCAACTAATCACTACTCATTCTTTGGTGGTAGTTCAAATATTGATGTAATTCCAAAACTTTTACAAGTAACGATGAGTAGTGGTGCATTCCAGGCAGGAGAGACTGTTTATGGATATCAAGATGGTGTGAAAGTTGCGGCATTTAGACTAGCAAATGCAAATCATAAGTATGGTCCTTATCTGAGTCCCACAAAAACTTATGATAAGAATCCATATTCACCTTCACTAGATATTGCTACAACATATTCCTCTTCTGCAGCATTAATAAACATTGATACTTTCTCCTTGGCAGATGACTCTGAGGGAAGATTTTATGGATATGTTGTTAGTGATATGACTTTGGTTGGAGAAACTAGTTCTGCTCAGGCAACAGTTTCAAAACAATCACTTACATCAGATACGGTTGGAGATTTGATTGGTTGCTTATTCATTAGAAATCCTCTTGCTTCACCAGCGCCTTCTACAACCTTCAAAAAAGGAACTAAGTCATTTAAATTGACAACTAGTTCTTCAAATTCTTCGGGAACATCAATTAATTTCTCTCAAACATCATTCTATAGTCTGGGAGTTGTTAATCCAGAAGTTTATACTGAAAATGTTTCAATCAGAAGAACCCCAACTGCTCTTCCTTTAAATGCACTAAGAAGAGATCCATTGAGTCAAACATTTAGAAGTGATAATGTTGGTGGATTCTTGACAAAAATTGATTTATTCTTTAAATCAAAAGATACTAGTGAAAAGGTATTTGTTGAGATTAGAGAAACTGATATTGGAGGAACACCAAAAGATAAATTAACTCAAAATTTTGCAAGAGTTGGTTTACTACCTTCAGATGTTAAAACTTCTACTGACGGATCAGTTGCAACTCAAGTAACATTACCTTCACCACTATATTTACAACCAAACAAGCAATATGCATTAACTTTAATCTGCCCATCTTCAGATGACTACGAAGTTTGGGTTGGTGAAACGAATAAAGCAACTGTAGGTACACAGTCCTATCCAAATGCGGATCAGGTAATTTATTCAAATCAGTATACTGGTGGTAATTTGTTTAAACCACAAAATGGTTCTGTTTGGTCACCTACTATTTCTGAGGATCTGAAGTTCAAACTCTATAAGGCAGAGTTTATTTCTACTTCTGGTGTGGCATATTTCAACAATCCATCTATTTCGATTGGAAGTACATATGCATCAGCTGATGTAAATCTACCAAAACTAACTAATAATCCAATAAAGACACTACCAAGAAAATTAACGGTAGGTATGTCAACTAGTTATGCACTTAATAGTATATTGACAACGGGTGTAAAAGTTGCAGAAGGTTCAAATACTGGTTATATTGAAGCAACTGGTGGAAATATTAATACAGTTGGTATCAGTACCGTTGGTGTTGGTTATTCAAATGGTTCGTTCACGGCAGTTCCACTTTACACAATTAATGGTAATGGTTCTGGTGCAACTGCAGATATCACAGTTTCTGGAAATACAGTAACTAACGTTTCTCTTGCATCAACCGGTAATGGATATAAGGTTGGTGACTTGCTTGGTATTACAACCAGTTCCGTTGGTGGTGCTGGAAGAAATGCATTGATTTCTGTTACATCGGTTCCAAATATTGATACTCTATATTTGACAAATGTTAGTGGTGAAGCATTTGGACAAAACCAAACACTATCGTATTATAGTGGAAACACTTTGGTTTCAATGTCTGGAACCACTGTCAGGGGAACATCTTCTGTTCCTAATGATCTTTATAATGGAAATGTATTTGAAGTAAGTCATTACAATCACGGTATGCATTCCAATAGCAATATCGTGAATGTTAGTGGAATTTTACCAGATACCCAATCAACTACATTAACAGCATCAGTCACATCAACAAATACAACAATATCTGTTGGAAGTACTTCAGACTTTTCAACCTTTGAAGGAACTGCAGTTTCTGGTTCAAACCCAGGATATGTACTAATAAATGATGAGATTATTTCATATAATGCAGTTAATGTTGGTTCGGTTACCATTGTTGCTCGCGGAGAAAATGAATCGACGGTTCGTAATCATGCGGTCGGTGACATTGTTAGAAAATATGAGTTGAATGGTGTTTCACTAACAAGAATTAATAATTCTCATACAATGCCAACTAATCAAACTTTAGTTGCATCTAGAGAAATTGATACATATCATCTCGAATTTGATAGACCAGCGGGCAAAAATTCTGGTGCGGATTTATTAAGTTTCAATAATGAAGGTTCTTTCGGTGGTTCAAATGGAAGAGCAACACAGAATATTCAGTTCAATGAAGTAATCCCATACTTCAATGTACTAAATCCAGAAAATACAAGTGTTTCTGCAACATTAAGAACAGTTTCTGGAACAAGTTCTGGTGGTACTGAAGAATCTTTCTTAGACCAAGGATATGAATCTGTTGCACTTAACAAAGTTAATACATTATCATCACCAAGAATTGTTTGCTCAAGAGTTAATGAAGTCAATAGACTAACATCTTTACCAAAGAGCAAGTCATTGACACTAGGTGTAAGGATGGAGTCATCGAACAAAAATCTTTCACCAGTTATTGATTTAACTGAGGCAGCAACATTTGTATTTGCTAGAAATAGACTTAACAATCCAATTGAAAACTATGTAACCGATTCTAGATCAAATCAAATTTCAAATGATCCACATTCTTCCGTTTACATTTCAAATACAGTTAATTTACAAAAACCAGCAACTTCATTGAAAGTTGTTCTTACATCTTATAGAAATTCTTCAAGTGATTTTAGAGTTCTTTATAAACTGGTTAGACCAGATTCTAGTGAGGTTGAACAATCCTATGAACTATTCCCTGGTTACAGTAATCTAAAGGATATTGATGGTGATGGTATTGGAGATACCGTGATTGATACTTCCTTAAATAATGGTCTACCAGATGTTTACGTAAAAGCAAGTGAAGACAATGAATTCATCGAGTATCAATTTACTGCCGATGAGTTACCAGAATTTTCTGGATTTGCAATCAAAATCGTAATGAGTGGAACAAATGAAGCATACACTACAAAATTCCGTGATATGAGGGCAATTGCACTAGCATGATACCAATTGAAGGACATAGTAATCTTTTCCGTGACGAAAAAACAGGGGCAATAGTCAATTGTGATACTTACGAATATAATCAGTATATTAGAATGAAAAAAGAACGTCAAAAACAAAAAGATGAAATTAGTGAATTAAAAAAAGACGTTCAAGTGATAAAAAACCTACTCATGGAGTTAATCAATGATAAATCCTGAAGAAATTTCTTTGGAATCTATGAACAAACTATTCGAATATGAAAAACAATCTAGAATGGTTGATGATTGTAATGACATTAACGAATTGAAAGCAATGCTTAAAGTATCATTAAAACTTTTTCTAAAGCAACAAGAAGTTGTGTCCAAACTCGGATTAGAAGGAGTATAAATATATTTTAGATCCTGAAAATTACCAAATCGGTATGTTCTTATGCCAGATATAAAAGTAAGAGTAGGTCAACAAAACGCAATCAAGGTTGTTTCTTCAATTGTTGGGGATACTGCCGGAACTCTTTCTGGTTTAAGTGACGTCAATGCTGGAACACTATCAAACGGCATGGTTCTTGTTTACAATGCCACAACTAATAAGTGGGATGCGACTTTAGAATTAACACCAGGAGCTACACAGAATTTAGATATTAATGGAGGTTCATTCTAATGGCAAGTATCATTAGAGTTAAAAGATCTACTGGTACTACCGCACCAGCAACTCTAAATTATGGTGAACTTGGATTAACAATTGGCGTTGGAACACATGGTAATAGAGGTGGAAGGCTTTATGCGGGTGACAACTCGCAAAATCCCCAGTTAATTGGTGGTAGATATTACACAGATCTTCTAAGTATTGCACCAGGTTTAGTTGCTGGGCAAGATAATCCAACAACACCAGCAAATGGTTTTGTTCCAGTTCTTTTAACGGAGAATGGAGGAAACCCTGGTGGTTTGGGTGCCATTTCACGTCTACCTAGAGTAGATCAATGGTCAGTAGATAATATAACAATAGATGGAAATACAATTTCATCCAATGATACTGATGGAGATATTGAATTAAGAACTAATGGTGCTGGTGAAGTTGTAATTCCAGACGATCAGTTTCTAACTTTCGGTGATAGCAAAGATGCTAAAATCGAATATGATGAAAATGGATCTGATTCCGTTCAAGTAACAGGTGCTCCTTGGGTTTGGAATACAAGTCAAACATACAATCTACCTGCTGGCAGTCAGTTTGTAATTGATAACGTTGGTATTTCATCTAACGTTATTTCAACAAGACCTGGTGGGGGCAATGTTCTTTACATTGACCCATATCCCGATGGTTTCAGTAATGAAGGAACAGTTATTGTTAAGGGTGATCTTCAAGTTGATGGAACAACAACTACTGTTAATTCATCGACCGTTAGTGCTAACGAAGCAATTTTAAATCTTGGTGATGTAACAAGTGTTAGGACGGTAATGGAAACCGTCGTTTCTGGTGTAAGCACTATTAGATTAGACTCCGTTGTTGGTATCAATACTGGTGATGTTATAAGTGGTGATGCTGGTCTGAATATAGGTGCCGCAAACACTGTTACCTCATATGATTCGGTTAATAAAGTTATTACACTAACCGATCCAACGATTGCTGGAATTTCAACCACAACAGAATTAACAGTAACTCACGCATTTGATACCAATACTGACCGTGGTATTTCTTTCGAATACAATACAAGTAGTGGAACCAGTAATAATAAGACTGGATTCTTTGGTATGGATGATAGTTCCATTGCCACTTCTGGTGTTTTTGAATCACATGCTAATGATAGTAGAAGATTAACCTATATTCCCGATGCAACTATTTCAAATAGTGTTGTTTCAGGAACAAAAGGTTTCTTAGATATTAAAGGTATCTATTATCAGTCTGGTGATTTCTCAACACATGGTGTTACTTATTTTGATAGCACTGGTCTTCAGAGGTCAACAACCGCACCATCTGCGGCAACATTTACTTCTACTCAACTTTTGACTGCCGTAACCGAGGTAGTTTTAACATTGAGTGGAAATGCAAGTTTAGCTGCTGGATCACAAATTACTCAACAAAATAACAGTGCGGCATATGGTATGGTGAAAACCACTACCAGTGCTTCAAATACAGTGACTTTGATCGGTGTTCAGGGAACATTTGATACCACAAATGATATTGTTTCTGAAGGAACAAGTGTATCTGTAAATCCAACTATCGTTTCTACTACATATAGTGACAGACCAGTTTGGACTACAACTATTGACGGGGGAACATTCTAAAAATGGTGAATAGTGAAGTAGATATTAATGTTTTGGTGACTCTATATAATCAAAAAATAGCAGCACTAACTAATCAGAATGTTTTACTGGAGGCAAAAATCCAAACACTAAAAAAGGATTTTGAAGAGGAGAAAAATAATCTTCTGGCACAACTTTTAGAATTCAAAAAAGGAAAACCAGTAAGTAACTCCAAAACAAAGTCTCCAGTAAAAGATGATGATTTTCAGAACTCAGAGGTTGAAGAGTAATGGCAAAACCATCAACGCGTCAAGGATTAATCGATTACTGCCTAAGGCGTTTGGGTGCCCCTGTCTTAGAAATCAACGTTGATGATGATCAAATTGATGATTTAGTTGATGATGCCATTCAGTATTTTAATGAGCGTCATTTTGATGGTGTTGAAAGAATGTTCTTGAAGTACGAACTTCAACAAGAAGACATTGATAGAGGAAAAGCAGGTGGAACCAATGGTGTTGGTATTGTAACTACAACTGCAAATGCAACCATTGTTGGTTCAGCAACAACATTCAGTTTTTATGAGACATCAAATTATATTCAAGTTCCAGATTCGGTAATTGGAATTGAAAGAGTTTTTAAGTTTGATACCAGCAGCATTTCTGGTGGGATGTTCAGTATCAAATATCAGTTATTTTTGAATGACCTATATTATTTTAACTCGGTTGAATTATTGCAATATGCAATGACAAAGAGTTACTTGGAAGATATTGATCACTTATTAACCACAGACAAACAAATAAGGTTTAATAAACGTCAAGATAGAATGTATCTCGACATCGATTGGAATGCACAAAATGCAGGGAATTTCTTAGTTATTGATTGTTACAGAGCACTCGATCCAGCATCATTTACTCAAGTTTATAATGATAGTTTTGTTAAAAAATATCTGACTGCTCTAATTAAACGTCAATGGGGTCAAAACTTACTGAAGTTTAGGGGAGTTAAATTACCTGGTGGCATCGAATTAAATGGTAGAGAGATTTATGATGATGCCGAAAGAGAATTAGAACAACTCAAGCAAACCATGATGCTTGAGCATGAGTTACCACCTCTCGATCTTATTGGATAATGGCACTAAATCCGTTCTTTCTTCAAGGCACCCAATCTGAACAGAGATTGGTTCAGGACATAATAAATGAGCACCTGAGATTTCATGGTGTTGATGTCACATATATTCCAAGAAAAGTTTTAAATCAGGATACTATCCTGAATGAGATTGAGTTATCAAAATTTGATGATAACTATGTAATTGAAGCATATATCAATACATTTGAGGGATATAGTGGTGCTGGTGATATTTTAACAAAGTTTGGTATGTCTTTAAGAGACGAACTAACGGTTACAATATCAAAAGAAAGATTTGAAGATTTTATATCACCATTTTTGGATGCTAGTGATAATTCTGAAATTGCATTGGCAACTCGTCCAAGAGAAGGTGATTTAATTTATTTTCCATTAGGTCAAAGATTATTTGAAGTTAAATTCGTAGAACATGAAGATCCTTTCTATCAACTAGGAAAAAATTACGTATATCAATTAAAATGTGAACTCTTCGAATATGAAGATGAAGTTGTTGATACTACGATTGATGAAATTGATACACAAATTCAGGATGAGGGTTATATAACAACTTTACAATTGATTGGTATTGGTGCAACAGCAACCGCATCATCTCTTATTAATACTGGATATATTAGAGAAATATTTTT